TCTTCTACGCAATCGCATAATCAAACCTATAAGAAAGGATCAATCTAATGGGTGACTACAGACACAGAACAACAGGAATAGTAAAATCACAAGGGCAGTGGCGCAAGGATTATCCTAATACGTCATTCCCTGCTGTATGGTCTAAGAACACGCTAGACTATTTACAGTTAGACCCAGTGTTTCCAACACCAAAGCCTGAACTAGCAGCCTATCAAAAAGCTGTACTAGATGGTTACGTACAGGATGCTAATGGTAATTGGGTTGAGGATTGGGATACAGCTTGGATGTTTGAAGACACTACTGCTGAAGACGGTACTGTTACAACAAGAGAGCAACACCAAGTAGCATATCAAGCTACATTAGACGCAGCCACTGCTGTAACTAACAGAGCTACACGAGATGCTAAACTAGCAGAGACAGACTTCTATGCATTATCAGATGTAACAATGTCTAGTGACATGACAAGCTACAGACAAGCCTTGAGAGACTTGCCAACGCATAGCAACTGGCCTAACTTAGAAGATTCAGATTGGCCTACAAAGCCATAAAAAGCTTGACATTTTATGATTTATGGGTTTAACTATGAGTGACATCAAACTATCTCCAGAAGAACTAGAAGAGATGCTAGACAATGCAGCTAGGCGTGGTGCTAAAGAGGCACTGCGTTCTATTGGGTTACTCGATGATGATGCTGCAAAAGATATAATAGAAATGCGTAGCTTGTTAGAAGCTTGGCGTGATACACGTAGATCAGTTTGGTCTACTGTAGTTAAATTAGCTACCGTTGGAGTCCTGACATTTATTGCAGGTGCGGTATGGATGACAATGGGTAAGTAAGGAACATGATATGAGTGCAGATCCAAATCCTAGAGAACTAGCTAGAGAAGCAGAATTTGCTAAATCTCAAGCAGAAAAAAGAGAAGCTGCTTTACAGGGCGTAAAAACTGGTGACTATACAGGTGCTAGTCGTGATACTCCTATGTTGTATGGAAATAACACGAGCTACGAAAGAACTCTTGGGTCAGGCTCTATTGATACAGGACCAGGCTCTGATGGAAAAACATCATCTAAAAAAGGCTATGCTGTTTATGATAGTTTTACGGATGAAGAGGGTAATCAGTACGTAGCTGTAGCAGGTAAAAACTCTAGCTTTATTGAAAAGATAAGTGCTGATGGAACTGTTGAAAGAATAGCAAAACCACCTAGAAAAAAAGGTAAACGAAATACTAATATAAAAAGAGTTCTTGGTGAATTTGAAAGATTAAAAGCAAATGTAGCAACAGACGATGACACATCTACACCTACTACCACAGATGACGATGATGATACATCTACCAATACAGATACAACCACAGATAATAATACTAGTAGCGGAACTACAAGCTTAACAGCAGAAGACTATACACAAACTGTAGATCCTGCTGTAGCAGGTGGTGCTTTTCAATCTGTAACTCCTCCGACAACTATGCAACAAGTTCCTGCAGGTGGCGTACCTGTTGTTGATCCTAATCAGTCACAATATGTAACACAACAAGTAGCTCCTGTTACGTATCAAAGTTCTTTGGGTACAGCAGGATCAGGTCCAGGCACAGTTTCATCAACAACACAAACAGGTGGTACGTCTGCTGTGCCAGGACAAGTGACATATAAAACACAGTACACAGGTACACAAGGTGCTGTACCACAGACACTTGTAACTACTCAACCAGGAACAGGTGCAGCTTATCCTGCAGTATATCAAGGTTATCAGACTGTGCCTTATGGTAATGACTTAGGGCAGACAATAATGATTACTGAGTTTAACGGTGTGCCTACAACATATGTACCGCCAGGATTTACGAAGAGTACTGCAGAAACACAAACTACAGGTGCTGCACAAGGTGGCTACATAAAAGGTTTTCAAGAAGGTGGTGACACTACTGCAATTGAAAACATAACATCAGCAGACTTAGCTGAGATGCAAAAGAGGGCTGTACAACAAACGATGCAACCCATGCAAGCTACTACAGCTATGATACAACCTACTGCTGCTGACTTTATTCCAGTAGATGCAGGGATGACTGTACCCATAGCTCCCTTCGCTGAAGCTGCTACAGTAGGTAATGTACAACAAGCTGCTCTACCAACTGCTGCTACTCCTGCGACTGCAGGTGTCACTACTGTTGCACCTCAAGTAGCTACAGAAACTGCAAAGCTACAAGCTGCTACAGGAGAGCCTACTAAAGAGATTACTGCACAACAGCAAGTAGGTACATCCATCACAGGTATGGAAGCTGCATTAGGTAACGCTATAAAAGTTGATGCACCTGATCCTAGAGAAATACAAGAAGGTGAAATAATATCTGGTGCTGCTGATGCTACTAAAGCTGCTGCATTTACTGAAGCAATACAAGCTGCAGAAGCTACACCAACTAAACAGGCAACAGTTGCAGGTCAGCTAGAACAACTAATGGCTGACTTTGAGGGTGGTGAGACACCTGCTTGGGCTGCAGGATCTATGCGTACTGCGATGGCTACATTAGCTGCTCGTGGTTTAGGTGCGTCTAGTCTTGCAGGTCAAGCTGTCATACAAGCTGCAATGGAAGCTGCATTACCTATTGCTCAGATGGATGCAGCTACTGTAGCACAGTTTGAAATGACTAACCTATCTAACAGACAGCAAAGACAAATGCTTGCTGCACAGCAACGTGCTACATTCATGGGTATGGAGTTTGATCAAGCATTCCAAGCTCGTGTAGCTAACTCTGCTCGTATCGGTGACATTGCTAACATGAACTTCACGGCTGAACAACAGATAGCCTTAGAAGATTCTCGTGCAGCAAACACCATGAATCTTAGCAACCTGTCTAACTCACAGGCTATGATAATGGCTGAGGCTGCTGCTCTGTCACAACTAGACATGGCTAACTTGTCAAACAGGCAACAAGCTGCTGTACAGAATGCATCTAACTTCTTACAGATGGATATGGCTAACCTGTCTAATGAACAACAGACTGCTGTATTTAAGACACAACAAAACATACAGGCTATGTTTACAGATCAAGCTGCTACTAATGCTGCTGCACAGTTTAACGCTACAAGTGAAAATCAGACTGATCAGTTTTTTGCTAACCTAGCTAATCAAACTTCACAGTTCAATGCTACTCAACAGAATGCTATGGATCAGTTCAACGTCAATAGTGTCAATGCATTGCGTGAGTTTAACTCAGAGTTACAACAACAGCGTGACATCTTCAATGCACAGAACGGACTAGTGATAGCACAGTCTAATGCAGCATGGAGACAAAGCATAGCTACTGTAAACACAGCTACACAGAACCAAAGCAACATGGACTTCGCTAAAACTATTAATGCTCTTACTGCATCTAACATGGATCAGATATGGCAACGAGAGCGAGACATTATGAGTTTTGCATTTGCTGCTTCTGAGAGTGCTGCAGACAGAGCTAACAGTATTGCCGTAGCAAAACTGACAGCAGATGCACAGGCTGAGGTAGCGGATAATGTAGGCAAAGGTAAACTAGCAGCTATAGCAGTAGATGCTGTAATTAAGAAGTGGTTAGGTTAATGAACAGCATAATAGATAAAACAGCAATACAGAACGTAATTAAACAGTATACTGGTGTAGACGATGCTGATGAAGCACGTAACAAACTTTTATCTAGAGGGTTATTTAGTAAAGCAAGAGAGTCAGCAGAAGAGACTAGAGGACAAGTAGCGTCTGCTGTATCTAAATCTGCTGAAGATGCACTAGCATCAGTGGCAGGGTTAACTAATTTAACTATAAGTAAACGTACCTTACCTGAAGATCAAGAGACACCTCAGTTAGATTACTTTTTAGGTCAGGATATAGATACACAAGAAGATACGCTAGACGATATAGAAAGTCGTACACTATTCGGTAAAGCTACTGCAGATTTGTATGAGGCAAGAGTGGAGAGGCCAACGGATGCAAAAGTTATTGATACTTCTAGTAGCAACACTGATGATAAAGGGTTATCAAGTGGGAAAGTTAGTGACCTCCTTAACTTTATAGGTAAAGGAGAGGGAGGTTACAACTCTGCTCATAGCGGTACTATAGGTGGAAAAATACAAAACTCTAGCAATAATGCTGTAAGAAAAGGTAAAAAATTAACGGAGCTTACCATAGGTGAGATAAAAGAGTATATGGATATTGAAAGCCCTAGTGATAAAGATAGACTTTTTGCGGTAGGTAAATTTCAATTTATACCTGAGACTTTTAAAGACACTGTAGAAAGAATGGAATTGTCAGACGATGAAGTTTTTACACCAGAGCTACAGGAAAAAATGGGTACTGATTTAATAATGAATAAAAAAGGTAGAAGAAAGTTGCAAACTTTTCTTTACCAAGATGAAAAAACTATTAAAAAGTCTACAGTAGATGAAGCTATGTTAGATTTAGCAAAAGAGTTTGCTTCTATTCCAGTTCCTTATGCTATAAAAAAGGGAGAGCATGGAGATTGGCCTAAAGTTGACCTAAAAGCAGGAGACTCTTATTATAGTGAAGGTGTTAGTGGTGGTAATACTGCACAGCATACAGTACAAGAAACTAAAGACATACTACTAAAACTAAAAGGCTCCGTTAAAATGGCAGGGCAAGTAACTTCATCTCCACGTCCTAGAACGGTAAAACCTACAGGAGTAATGGAAAGGCCGCCTCTATAATGTTTGGACTCCCATTAGAACTAATCACAATGTTGTTCTCCACTGTGCTAGGTGGAGTAATGTCTATCTGGGGCCAATCAATGAAGAACCGCCAGTTGCAACAAGAGATGCTTATGCAACGTGCAGAGTTCAACCGTAGTGCTGTAGCTGATGCAAGAGATGCAGGTAAGACTGACAAGCACTTTGCGTGGACACGTAGACTTATAGCTTTATCTGCTGTGTTCTCTATAATTGTATTGCCAAAGCTAGTCGCTGTGTGGTATCCTGAAGTAAGTGTGTATGTAGGATACACTGAAGCTACTGGTGGTTTCTTTAGTTGGTTGTTTGGACCAGACGAAGCTATCAAGTGGAAGATGGCTCAAGGCTTTGTAATCACACCACTAGACACACACATCGTATCAGCCATTGTAGGATTATACTTTGGCGCAGGATTTACAAAATAAGGTACATATAAAATGGAATTACTAAAAGCACCTATCCCAGGCCAATCATTGACAGATGAACCTAAGAATTATCCTTGGGAAAATCCACCAGAGATTGTTGATCCTGAAGAAGCTATTGCTATGCATATGAGCAAGTTCAATGACCCTGAAGTTGTTGACAACATGATCGATCTACTTGATCTAGGCTTTCCAGTAAAAGCATTGGCAGAAAGTATTCTTACCGCTAGTGTTGCTGCAGGATGGCATACTATAGACATCAGCCTTATCATTGCACCATTTATGCATGAACATATAAAGTCTATAGCTAAGGAAGCAGGTGTAAATTATGTAGAAGGTCTAGACGAGCCTGATGTAGAAAAACAAGCTAGAGAGCGTCAAGCTATCAGGGCTAGAGTAAGTGAAGGATTAGCCGACACACCTCAAGATGAAAGAGATGCAGGTTACGACATGGCTATGGAAGCATTAGATGTGCTAGACAAAGCTGAAGAGGATTACGAAACATTGCAGGAAGCTCCCGAAGAACCTGTAGAAGAAACACAAGAGCCACAGATGCAACGTGGCCTAATGGCAAGAGGTTAGTAACATGGCAGGGTTTTGGGCAGGTTTTGGTGAGCAGCTAAGTGAGAACATTGAACAACGCAAGAAGACGCTAGATCGTTTGATTGAAGAGAACTTAGAGAATGCTCGTGTCGCTAAGGGTAAGTATGCTAAGAATAAACAGGTAGCTAATACTGTATTAAAGTCTGCTGAGTCTATAAGAGATAGGTATGGTCTTAGCAAAGGTCAGACACTAGCTCTGGCAGAAGCATATGGAAAAGACTTACCCTTATTAGAAGCAACCTTAGATCAAAATAGCAATAAGTTAAAAGCTAATGTAGGTATCGGCTACGATGCTACAGATGTAATGGCATTTGTAAATATGTCAGGTGATCTAGAGTTTCCTGAAGATGCCAATATAGCCCAAGGTGTTGAGAAGTTGATGGGTCTACACTACAACGAAGCTGCTAAAGAAAGTAATCCTAAAAGTGAGAGTGCTAAGACTCGTAGCTTTATTCGTGCAGCAATGGCGTTTGACCCACAGATGCAAGCAATGGAAAGAATGGAGTCTATCAAAGGACCAGGCGGTATGACTTATGCACAGCTTCTTGAGTTAGAAGCAGCAGGGTTTGCACCAGAGGATATATACGGTGGTGTAACAAGAGGTGCAGGACCAACATACGATTACACTGAAGCTACTGGTAGAACTACCAATAATTTCTTTTCACGAGAGTTATCACAAAAGATATTCCAATCTGACTTAAATAACCCAACTGATTATATGAACTATAATGCTAGTCAAGGTAAAGACAAAGCATTACTAAAAGCTAAAATAAACAATGGTGGTACAGCAATGCAAAGGCTAGAAAAAGAAATAGTTTTAGCATTTAGAGGTACGGACATGGGTTTAGACTCTTTCCGTAAAGGTGTACTACAAGATATATATGACAGTATAGAGACAGAGCAGCAGTTAGATAGTTTTATTAAAAGTGTAAACAATCAAGCTGCACTAGGTATTATTAAAGCTAAGAATGGTCAGTTAAGTAATGAAGACATTCAAGATATTATAGCAGGTAAAGTACTAAAGCGTGAAGAAGAGCCAGAAAAGAAAGACACGACAGCTACAGTTACTAATGACGATCTTGAGAAAACTATTGTTGATGTAGATGACACTGACTCAATGGAAGCTATAGGTGTTACTAAGACTACTACTACTTCTGTTGATGACGCTGACTCAATGGAGGATATAGGTGTTACTGCAACTAAGACAACAGAAACTATGGAGACACCTTTGGGTGAAGCACCAGTTATACTGAAGTCCATAGATGTACAATTAAGAAATAGTTACTTTGATGCGCCTGAATATATAAAAGAACAGATAAACAACCTAGACCCTTCTAATGATGTAGATATTGCCAGAATGATGTTACAGAAATTAGAAACTTCTGAAGCAGAAGGTGGTGCACCTTTTATAGATGCAGCAATAAACAAAGTAAATTCTCTTAACCTAGATAATCTATCTGTAGAAGAACAAGCTAAAAAGGTAGCAGAAATTCTTGTACAAGAAGCTAACATTACCATACCAACAAACGAAACAGAAATGGGATTCTTTAAAGAGGATCTGAAAGAGGCTATAGAAAGTCGTAGTTACACAGTAGACACAGGTGATGGAGAACAAAAAACAGTAGCACAACCTAGCCTAAATATATCTCCTTCAGTAGAACAGGCAATAATCAAGATGGCTGAACAAGGTGGTCTACAACAGTATCAATTACCTGATGATGCACCTACATTATCTGAGCAATTACCAGAACTTAACGCAGCAGGTTTTGTAGCAGGTAACGCAGGGCAGGTAGCTCTACGTAATATAGAGGCTGCTGATAGTCTCAGAGATAGTATGGCTAACTACACTCGTGCAGAGTGGAATGAGATGTCTCGCAAAGAGCGTAAAGAAAAAGGCTTACCAGAGAACAGGTTAAACTTGTACTTTGCAGGTAGTGATGCATTTAAAGCACCAGAGAAACAAGCTCCTGAAGATACTAAGATACAAACATCTCAAGACTTTATTGAGCAAGAGTTCCGTAGCGTCATAGAGTACCTCGAAGAAGAAGAGGTTGACTATGAAGATAGAGAAGACATCAAGTCAGGTATAGCTGCATGGTTCGCTGACAATGATGCAAGACTAGATATATCCTCTAGCTTAACAACAGATGAAATAACAGATGGTCTTATGCAGGTCTTACAAGAACAAGGATAGATAATGTCTAACGTTTTCTCGTACTATACTGCTGAGAGTATGCAGGATAAAAAAGTATCGGACTTAGCAACAAACGCTGACTTCCTCAAAGACAGTATAACTTTTCTAAAGTCTAACAGAAAAGGTTACACAGATGATGATGTAGGCAAGATGTCTGCTGACGATGTTGTGTCTGAGGTTTTAGAACACTTCCGCTATCAAGTTAGCAATGAAGTTACTATGGCTAAAGACTTGTACTACATGAAAGATGATAGTGTAGATGTAAATGAGAAGCAGTCTTTCGGTAGACTTATGTTTGCCTTTGATAATTCAAAAGGTGAGGGTTTGTTTGACAGAGGCGGTGAGGCATTCTTTGATTACGTTCAAGGTGGTGGTAGTGCACCTAGTACATACGGATCTATCCTAGCAGGATTTGCTTCTGCAGGTACTGGTGCTGCTGCAATACAAGGTACAAAGGCTGCATCTTTACTTGCACTTAGAGAGCTAGGCAAGAAAGCTATCAAGCGTAGTCTAGTAGCAGGTATGGCAGATGGTGTTGTAGCTGCAGGTCAAACATACGGTAATCAAAAGATACGAGAACAAGTAGCACCTGAAGTTGGTGTAGACTACAAGGGTAGTAAGGGCGCAGTTGCATTAAGCGGTGCGTTGGGTTTTGGCATGGGCGCAGCAGGTTACGGTATACCTGCATATACGCAACATCAAGGTGCTAAGAAACTAGCTGATACTATTGACATGGGTAGGAAAGCTAGTGAAGATAGAATTAAGGCTAGTGCTGCAGTAGCAAAACAAAGAGCTAAAGAAGCTGCTAAAGATGGTAAGAAAGCAGCTAACATGGAAGGTGCTACCAAAAGAGTTCTGCAATCTATTGACCCTAACCTTGTACGTGAAGGTAATCTAGTTAAGAAGTATTTACTTAGTGAGGATATGCCTGATGGATTGATAGGTGGCCTAAGCTTAGAGACAGTACAAAGATTGTCTGCTGCATCCTACGACTTAGCTGAGAGACTTGGTGTAAACTTAAGTGACCCTAATGTACGTATAACTGAGATACTAGCAGATAATATAGGAAAGAACCAAGCTGCATTCTTTCAAGTAGCAGACGCATATGGTCTTACACCAAGACAACTTTCTGCAACATATGCGGCTGAGGTATCACAAGCTGCTAAGATATTAGGGACACAAAGCGGCCTATCTAAAAGAGCAAGAAAAGCAGATTTAAATAGACTCTCTAAAAAAGTAGATGAACTGTATGAGGCAGGTATGTCACCTGCAAAAGCAGAAGATTTAGCTGTTATATCTAAGGCTACTCGTGACAATAGCAACATCATCTGGCGTAACTTTAAAGACGTAGAGAATGCTAGACGTTTGTTTATGACATCTCAACCTGCTACAACAATGCGTAACAACATCTTCTCTGTAGCTATGACAGGTATAGACATCATCGATCAGCTAAATGCTAGTGTGCTTAAGACTGTAAGTGGTAAGTCTGGTATGCCTGAGTTCAAAGGTACACTGTCTAACTTAAAGTATCTGACTAGAGATAACTACGTAGCTGATGCGCTTGTTACCATGCTACAAGGACAAGCACCAGAGAAGTTTCAAAAAGTATTCTTTGATGCAGCTATTGTAGAAGCTAACGTTGTTAAGAATAGTAAATTAACTAAGCTAGGTGCTGCTGCAAACACACTAAACACCTTATCTGACTTTGTAGTTAAACGTGCTATTATTACTGGTAATATAGACAGGACACTGAGACAAAGAAAAGACTTACACAAAAGCATCGGTAACAGTGTAATGGATATGTTGGAGAAAGGTACAGCAGATCAATTACCAGAAGACATACTTGATGCAGCTATAGATGAATCACTAGCCTTTACATTCCAACGTAGGTTTGGTGGTAAGGATGCTAGTCAGTTAAACAGAGGTGTAGGAAACTTAGTTAGGTTTATACACAACACAGGCTTAACTGTTGTTATACCTTTCCCTAGATACCTAGCTTCTCAGGCTAAGTTTGTATCAGACTACACAGGTCTAACATTGTTGAGAAGACCCTTACTTGATGGTGTAAAACCTACAACCCAAGAGACAGCCAAGTTTATGACAGGTGCTATGACATTTGGTGGACTCTACAGTATAAGTAAAGACAAGATACACAGAGGTCTTGAGTGGTTTGAGGCAGAGGGTGAAGATGGTAGAGTGTATAACGCTCAGGCTGCTCTTGGTCCTGCATCTGCACAAGTATATGTAGCAGACTACTATGCTAGGATGATGGAGGGCTTACCTGTCAAGCCTTTATCAGAAGCATCTAAAGATTTAACTAAGATACTAGGCGGCACAGAGTTTAGACCTGGCGTTGGACTTGCTGATAATATCATACGTGCTGCAGAAAGCGGTAACTGGGAACCTATTACAAATCAGGTAGGAGATTACTTTAGTTCCTACACATACCCTGCTGCAGTACTCAAAGACTTCTACGGTCAGTTTGATCCACGTTCATCCTACTTACCTGAGACAAGAGATGCTACCGTATCCGTTGTAGAGTTTATGGGTATGGACTTTACTATGTCTACCATACAGAGAATTACTAGACACCTGCCTGACTTTGATAGTGACACAATGTCTGAAGGATTAGAGAAAGGCTTAGGTATAAAGATAGCACCTGATACATTAGCTAAATATCTAGAGTTTGCTAACACAGCGACACGTACATACTATCAGACTCAGTACACGAAAGATGCTGACGCTAATAATATGAGACAAGATGCTATACGTTATGACGTATTTGGTGATGGACCTCTTAGAATATTTGATCCTCTAGTAAAACAACTTACTGGTTTTGTAGGTAGACCACCAAAGAATGCATTACAACGTGAGATGACTAGGCTACAGGTAGATCCGTTTAAGATATACAATCCCTACATGGAAAAGAACCAAGCACTAGAACTGTTCACACAACAAAAACTACAAGGTAACCTAGCATCTAAAGCTAATTTGTTTATGAAATCATCTAGATATACAGAATCTAATGATCAGCAGAAGCAAGCCAGATTACGAGAGTTTTTGAAAGCTGAGGTTAGGACAGCCAGAACAGACGCTAGAGAAACACTACAAAGAATGTCTCAACTACCTGAAGCTAAACAAGACTACGAATCTTTCATGCGTGGTGAGTTAAAAGCTATGGGTAGACAAGAAAGAAAGTTTGCTGACTTAGGTTGGGAAGAGATAAGAAGTCAATACGGATATGAAGGTCTGTCTTTTGATGAAGCTCTTGATGTAGTTGATGCAGATAAAGTCTTTACGCCTGAAGAGAAAGGCATCTACAAAACTAATTTGATAGATTTATACATAGGACTCAAAGACTATCAGAAGTACATAAGAGATACACAATAAAAGAGGGGCGCATTTAGCGCCCTTACTTTTTTATACCATTGAGTCTTGAGCTACGCTCTGCCCACATTTGTACTATCATCAGATGTTTAACAGCTTCTCGTGTCTCACTGGTGTGGTACAGATTGTCTGTTATAAACTTGTCCAATGCTTCAATGTGTTTCTGTAGTCCCTCTCTGAAATGATCGTGCCTCCTAGATACAAAGTCATGCGCTTCTTTTTCTAGGCTCATTATGTTCCCTTACTCTTTCTAAATAATCCATAGCTCTTTGCAACCCTTCAGTATTATCACCCAACATTCCTAATCCTACATTGCATGGTTTACATAACCAACCTCTAAAAGTTTCAGTAGCGTGGCAGTGATCTAAATGTATGTCTTTAGGTTTTACTTTACTAAAGTGTATACCACACAAGTCACAGCATTCAGGCACAGAGGGAGCAGTAAGCCGTAGTCTCCTAACAATTTTTCCTTGATTTTTCTGGCACTTTTTACAAATGTGTTTGTACCTATCAACCACGCCTTTGTTGTTAACATTATGTTGGAAGTAACTTATATTTAATGGTAATTCTTTTTTACAGCAGCTACAAATTTTTGTTTCTTTAGTAGTTTCTTTCGTGCTGTCCTCTACACAAAACAATGTTAGCTGCTCCTCCAATATTAAACCTCCTGTGGTATCTCTGTACAATAAGCAAAAACGTTTGAATCAGGCGATGGCCTAGTACTCAAAAGCTGACTACGGATGTATGTTGCACCACTTTTACATGCGTCCATTGTAGGATATATGTGGTTAACTGCCTTAACATTTACAAACTCACTCCCAATAGTAAGTATGAGTACTAGGACATACATTATTCTGACTCTATAGGATCGTCAGTGGTTACATCTTTAATGACATCTACAGTTTTCTCATAGACCACAACACTTGTTTCCCAAGATGCTTTAGCTACAGGCTTGACTACATTATCATATGTACCTACTGCTGTTAATGCAAATACTACAGGTACTAATAGATTAAATAACAACATGATTAACTCCTTTTATTGTTGTTGTTAGAGTAGCACAGTAATTAAACTATGTCTACCACTTCGCACACATCACCAGTACAAGCCATAGTTTGCATAGCAATTGTGTTATCTTCTTGTTCATACTCACTGAGCTTAGACCAATCTATAGACTTTGGCATCTTAGCTAGTAACTCTTCATACTCTTCCTTAGCACAATCCTGATAAGGTGCTTGCTGATAAGTATGATCTGAGTGTGGCAAAAATGATACACCTGACATTTCATCAAAGTGTTTATAGACAAATGCGCCTACTTCCATCCATTCATCAGCACGAACCGACACTGTTACAGAAGGTTTGTGTTCACACCAGTGTCGCTGATAGGTTAGCCATGTCTCCAACTGTTCAATGGCTGACATATCGTTTCGAGTTACAGCTTTATTTGGTGACTTCACTGGGAAGCTAAACACTGTAGTGCTATCAGGTTTCATCACACATGGCTCACTAGGTATGCCTTGATCCTGCATCATCTGTGTTAGAGGATCTTTGTTATCACCACGAACTGTTCTGATGTAATAAGGTGAGTGTCTAGCATGTATGCCTGATGCTGAGTCAACTAATTGTGATACTGTTCCGCTTGGCTTGACGCAGGTGATTGATGCACTTGTTGGAATGCCAAGGCGGTCAGCCCAAGTAGTATTAGTACGAAGAGCGATTTCTCGTAGATGTTCAAGAGTCTTCTCCAATCCTTTGTTTGCTGATGTCATAAGAGGGTTGTCCATTATCCCTGTGAGTGACACACCCAACAGACGCTCCTCTTCCGTATTCGTTGTCCACACCTTCCGCAAGTATGGAAACTTGGTGTATGACGATTGTATCGTACCCAAAATAGTAGCAAGTCTAACTTTTCTTTCCAAGTCATCCACGTTATCCGTAGCCCTAACCACCACTTCAGTAAGATTACAAAACTGATATGGTCTAAGAATGATCTCAGAGCAAGGGTTAGTTCCAAACTCATAGTTAGAATCACGTCTTCCAAACTTCTCAGCTTGTTTCTTGGATGCTTCACGATTAAATATACCTCTCTCACCTGACTTGCTTTCTACTAACGCCAACCACTCACGCATGAACGTTTCTGAGTCGGGCTTTTCTGTATAAGATACACTGTTATTAGCTAAGGCTCTGTGTGCAGCTTCGTTCCACCACTGTCCTGACTTAGCGTGACGCATACGATCATCACTGAGGTTAGACAAACTAATCATGGCACTACGTCTGACACCACCAACAACAACTATCTGACCAATGAAACACATTAGGTCATGGCACTCTAAGCTAGATAGCCTACGTCCTTGAGCATCCTTGAATGTCTTTACTGCAAAGTTGAATAGCTCAACAAGAGGTGCAGGTCCACTAGCTCTACCACCAAACGTTTTTAGTCTTGCACCTGCAGGACGTACTCTGCTAATATCCCACTGAGGAATTTCACCTGCCCATAGAAGTGCCAATACTTGTCTAAACGCCTTAGCCCACCCTTCCTTGCTGTCCTTTACCACAACGGTAGTATCACTCTCGAAGAGTTCAGGTACTTCGGGAAGCTTGCTAACGAACTGTCTCTCAACACTGAACCCGACACCAGTACCACAGAGGAGGATGTACATAGCTTCATCGAAGGACTTAGGATCATCTACGGGTAGATAGCTACAGTTATAACCTGCAGTGTTATCTCTATCTAATGCTGCACCTGCTGTCATCATAGCTCTCATGCTAGGCATAATGTCTAACGACAGGATAGCCTGTTCTATCTCAGTAGATGTCTGTTTATCTACCTTGTCACCTACTACGTTCTCTACATAACGACTGACTGTCTCAGGCCAAGACTCTCTGCCCATGCCATCAATGTATTTAGCATACCGTGATTTGTGTATAAAGCTTTGGTAGTCTGTTGGTAAGTAGTTATTCATGTTTCTTCACCTCTATCTTTCTAATTACTGCACCATCAATATCATAAATAATATCTTGGAATAACTCAGTAACTGCCTCCTCGTGCATCTCTGCCACTATTGGTAGTATCCGTTCTTCCTCGTCTATTTCTATTGTTAGTTTAATGTTAAACTTCATCTTTTATCGCCACTGCCTTGAATGGTTCCTCGTTCCATACGGCTGTGAAGTTTATCTAAGTTACACCTAGCTATGTATCCCATGTCAAAGTTTAGGTCACGACACAAAGCTGCAATATACCACAGACAATCGCCTACCTCTGCAGCGACATCCTCTCTGTCAAACTTCCCATCCCTTAACATCTTCTTTACTTTGTTGGCTACTTCACCTGCTTCACCTGCGAGTCCCAATGCAGGATAGACTATCTTGTGTTCATCAGGATATATAGCAGTCTTGTGTGCTTCTATCTGATAATCACCAAACGTCATTTCGTACATGTCTTTCCAGGCATCTATATCATCTTGTGTTATCATTTATGTATCTCCTTATAACGCTTCTTTAATCTGTTAAGATACCAAATAGCTTTATCAATATCCTCTAAGCCATTCTTGTACTCATGCCTCCACAAATACTTCAACACGTTAGCAGCATGAGGAGCAGTGTGTCCTGACATATTCTCTGTCATTGCTTCTATAGCTTCAATACATTCTATACCGCTATGATTGTAGTGCACTGGATTGTTTACCTGATCGTAGTCAAGTGTTGTCTCACCAGTTAGTGTAATTGTTGGTTCCATTATGCGTTCCCTTTTGTCTTAGTCCACTTGTTAAGTGTATATACATTTCCCTTTTTTATTACAACAGGTTTTTCATCTTCCATCTCTGCTGCATCCATAGCAATCAAGTAATCTCTGTGTTCTTTTACCATGTCGTACAAGTCAGGTTCTTCATTAGCTAAGTCTAAGAAAGCTGACATCATAGTTGCTATCTCTACTATCCCATTCACAACAGAATCAGGTAAGTCGTGGTCAGGAGATATTGCTATCGATACATTAGAATCACCTCTCCACTTCTTAGGGTTATCGTAATCTATTGGACTTATGACTATCGCTATTTCATCATCACCTATCTCATGTCCCATCAGTTTTTCCTTTTTGTTTTTAACTCTATCTTCTTAACCGTAATCTCTTTACCTTTTTCTTTCAGCCACTCTTCAGGTATCACACGATGCGCCCACTGAAACTTGTGCTGCTCACACCAATTACAATACCTAGACTTAGCACCCTTGTATAACTTAGCGTTTGCGTTACTGAATACAAACCGTATGTCTAACTCAGGGTGTTGTCTCTGTATCTCACGATGCTTGCGTCTGTCTGCACTATCAAAGATACCTTTAGTCTCAATGATAATACCGTTGTCCAACACGAAGTCTGGTGTGTAGGTGCGATAACGTAAGTCTTCCCACTCTACTTTCAGTACTTCGTATCTGACTTTCTTTTGATTCTGGTGTAAGTACGCAGCAACCTCTTTCTCTAGGCCACTGCGATACCTACCTTTGTTATGCCTCCGCATACTCAGGACTTAGTAGAACGTAGTCTACCATAGGTGGCTTTGCAGCATGTGACATCACAGCTTCACGAGTCTGTATGTTAGGCCAACACTTATGCTTGTATGCACAGAAGCCACAAGTGCTAGGGTCTAACTTTAGATTACCAGTTAGTTTACGATAATGTGTCTCTGGCACTGGCTCATAGCAACGCTCAAAAGGTTTATCCTCATTGATGTACCCTACCGTTTGCTCAATGCTATCCATTACTGCAGCCTTGTCTACGGAGCTTGCATCAACATACTTGAACTCACCATTAGCTTTATTGACTACCCACCAACCACCAACATCTACACCTGCACCTTCAGCATATCCTACTAGCTGAGACACATAACCAAAGCTATCACTCCTAGCTAGAGTTTCTAGTGTGTTAAACTTGTTCTTGTATGACCAAGGTGAGGCTGACTTAACATCATCTACCTTGCCATCAAGCACCATGTCGTACTCACCATTTATTTCTGTGCCATCCTTTAGCTTAAGGGTGACACTATCATTGTCTTTGAAGTCCACCTCAGCAGCACGAAGAAGACCCTTGAACACTGCTTCCACAATGTCACCTATGATCATGTTGATCAAGAAGTGTGGTGGTAGTGGTGTCTTATCTTCAGGGTCATTCTTCTCAAACCATAGCTGACAAGTAGGACGCCCAATGTTGGACATCCTCAGTCTAAACTTGTCACGAGGTCCACTGCTGAACTGCTTCTCTAATGCAGCCTCAACATCAGCAGCGACTTGCTTACGTATGTCTTCAGCCATATCTGTTTCACCTTTGACAGCTTTGCCAAGGTATTCAAAGATAGCTAGTTCAGCAGGGTGGTTCATTAGTCTGCCTCTTCTACGTTGACGAACTCAGCCACGATAGCAGCATCGTCATCAGAGATAGACTCCTTATTCTTTTCATCCCACTGTTCTAGAATGTAAGAATTAACCGTAGTGATATACTCCAAGAAGTTATGAAGCGTATCTTGGTCTTCAGGCTGTAGGTCTACCTTGTCACCCATGTCTAGAGTCATAACAGCAAAGCTATTACCTGTGTTTGAGTTAACTAGATTAGCACCTAGCTTCAGCGTACACTGTATAGGTAGTATGTTCTTACGTCCCAAAGCATTCACTGCTAAGTCTAAAGACTTGATGCTTGAAGGTGGTACTTCAAAGTAGAAAGGCATAGCAGTAATTTCATCTACTGGATTACCTTTTTCATCAGTTACACCTGTTGCACTTAACTCACCAAAGAGAATCTTCTTACGCTTGATACTACGAATCAGATCCTTTGTCTTTTCAGGTACGCTGTCCCAATCTTCGATGTAACCTGATGGTCTACCTAGATTGAATGTACCTACGTTATCTTTGAGATCACCCTTAAGATCTATAGACATGACAGTTTTCATCATCATCTCTTCTTTGGCATCCCACTTAGACCACTGCTGTCTGATTGCGAAGATACGTACTGTAGGACTAGATGCATAAACAACATCGTCCTCACCTCTTGTAATCTTGTATGACCCTGATGGTACAACTTCAGTCTTGATAGACTTTCCGTTAACATCAATCTCACCCATGATACCTGTATGCATGAGGTTTACTCTAGGTAAAGCAGCACTCTTTCTTTCGCCACCGCCTTGAGGAGTTACTCCTACTGCCTCTGCAAGAGACATACCTAGATCGTTTTGTATTGCTAACTCTGTATTCATTTTACTTACTTCCTTTCAAAGTTAAAGATGGTTAGTTATACTTTAAATATCAACTGTGTCAAGCCAATTGTTTCCTATTTTGGCTTCTAATAATAGAGGCACATTCATTTCTACATCGTATGCGTCTTTTATGACACAGTTAAGATTAGCGTTGATGCTTTCTACAATAGTCAATACTTTTTTTACTTCATCAGGGTGTACATCTATCACCATAGAATCGTGTACTGTGTTGACTAAGCAAGACTGCAAAGGCTCAAGCATCTTCTCAAACTCCAGTAGAACAACAGGTACAATGTCACCTGTAGCAAAGCCTTGAACAGGGTAGTTCTTTATCATCGTAAAGTGTGACACACTACCGTTACTCCTACGACTTACATCAGGGAATGCATACTGTCTGCCACTTACATTAGTGATCTTGAGAAACCTCATGGCTTCATCACCAAGTTTTTTATGCCACCTGGCTACGCCTTTGTACTTCTCATTGAAGTGCTCATAGTAAGCAGCTACAGCCTTGGGTCTGCCATATCCTGTAGCACCAAAGAGAGGGGCGAAGGTATGCTCCTTTGCTGCCTGACGCTCTGTAGGCTGCCCTGCATCACTGATAACCTGTGCCGTGTAGGAATGCACATCAAATCCTGTTTCGATCTCCTGCATGGCTGTGCTGTCCTGTGAGAGGAATGCAGCAACTCTAAACTCCAACTGGGCAAAGTCACATTCCATGATCTGTCCACCCTCCCATCGTGATATGAACACACGTTTTACTGGGAAGGTTCCTCCTCTTGGCATGTTCTGCATGTTGGGATTGCGTCCAGAAAATCTACCTGTACTGGTAACACTTTGGGTAAGGTT